CTCATAGAGATTGCGCCAATTCTCTTTGCGCGACCAAGCAGCGTTATACCGCTTCGTCAACATGCCCGCCGACATTTTCATCAGACGTTTATTCCAGCCCTTGAGCGGTTATAGGTAGGGCCAAGCGTTTGTTGTGATGGCACGCCCATGAACGGATTGTCACGGTTTGCCAGAAGTAGCCTGTTTCCGCCTGTCCGCCTTGCGCGTTTTCTTGATGCCAACTCTCGCTGGCTTTCGCGCTCCCGTGCCTCTAGCCGTTCCTCTTGCTCCCTCTGCGCTCTCAACATTTCGGGATCGGGACCGGGAGGAGGTGGCGGGGGTTTCGGTGCTGAGAATATGCCGCCCATCTTTTAACCTCGCAAATAAGTGAAAGTCTGCACCGTCCGGCCCAAACTGCCGTGCGGTGCCTTCTTGCTCAAAGTACAGGGACTTTGCCCACTTGATAGCCCGGTCATTTTGCGAATGTATCCAGATTTGTATGCGAACCAGAGATAACTCTGACATATAAATGTCTAGCACCATCTTTGTGCATCGATGAAAAGTCCGCGCAGATGACGCCAAATTGACATCAGTGATCATCCAAAGCTCCGCAACCCCTGCCCACAACGGCACGCACCCAAACATGCACACAGGTCTGCCATTGGTGATGCCCATATGAGCGTGCCCAATCTCTGCATACCCGGCCAACACGCCATGGAAATTTGGGATATTGTCAAAATACGTTCGATCTGTGCCGCGTGGTTCCAGCATCGGCAACAGGGCCGGTTCAAAATCTATAATCTTGTGCGGCGGCTTGATCTTAACGTGTTCGTTTAAACGCTCTATGTCTTCAAGCAAAGACATTGAAATCACTACTCGCAACAGGCAGCTTCGTCCACGTTGCCGGGCGTCTGGTCATGCGCTTATGCTCACCACCACCCAGCACCAGATAACCATACGCGTCACCGATATGGCTGTGTTCGTTTTTATTCGGCACATCACGGAAGCGCTCTTGACCGCTGCCCATGCTGACACGGCTGAAGTGATACCCGCCAGCCAGCGCCTTACGGGTACGGTTGCATTTTTTGTCTACAAGCAATCCGGGTTTCTTGTCGATAAACCTGATCATGGGTGCCGCCATGGCTTCGCGGCGTGTCTTCCAATCGTTCGTTGCGGCGGGCCGCGCTAACATGCCAATGGTCTTGAGGAAATCGAACGCGGTTACTTCATAAATCTGGTCACGTTGCTGACCAGCCGGATCGCCCCAAACCATTACGTCAGCTTTCGGGAACATCATTTCCAACTCAGCTTTGAGGCTATTGCAAAACCTTTCCAGGCCCATATCAAACGTCACCAGTTCATGCAGTATGCGCCATTGCCCGGATGGGTGGCGCTGCCCGAAACACGCGGCGGGCGTTAATCCAAAGTCCAAGCCAATCTGCACTGGCAGACTTGGATCGTATTGCAACCCGTCTACCGTCATCAGGTCATCATCGTATTCCGGCGTTATGCTCTTGCCCTCTTGAACATATGTGTACTCGCCTTTTGCATAACAGCGAATCCAATCAAGGTTTTTGCCGCCGACAAGCTGTTCATAATAGCCATCAGGTAAATTGTGAATATTCTCTGCTACAGGGTTGGTCATCCACCACTTGCCCGCGCTCTGTACAAAGCCGTTAAACTCTGGCTGGTCAGGCAAGTCCTCGCTCGACGTTTCCAACACACCCGGTGGTTGTCGGAAAAACTGCCACGCGTACTTTCCGCCTGGGGCTTCCTTGCCTTCCGCCAGCCTGTACCAGTAGTGATCTGAATCCATGGGGTTGGTATCGGCCCATATGCCGCGCCATGTTGCCCCGCCATCCGCTTGTGTCGGGTATCTGCCGACACGGTGCGATAGTCCATCGATAATTGCCTTGGGTAACTCGCGGCACTCGTTGATCCAAGCGCCGGTTAGTTCAAGGCTGAGTAACTTTCGTACATCCTTGGGCTGGTCGAGAGCCAGAAATATGACTTCGCAATCCACGCCATGCGCGTCACCCCTCGACGGCAACTTGATGTGATGCGTGATAGGTGGCGACCAGTGCGCGTTGCCCCAGATGTTTTCTGGAAAAATTTCCATCCACGTTTTCAGTGTCGTTGTCTTTAGCATCGGGTAACTGTTTCGGACTACGGCGAATCGCGTGTAACGGATGCCATCACGCGGGCTAGGCTTTTGCCTGACGGCCCGCAGCATGATCTCCGCAGCACAAGCGTAACTTTTGCCGCTGCCAACTGGTCCCATGATTCCACGCACGAAACTGTCATCACGCAAAAACTTCCAGACAGTCGGTGCTGTCGAGAAATCAAGGTTCAGACTTGCGGCTTCGAGATTACTCATAGCTAAAATTCATAAATAATACTTTATCGCCCGATGAAGCTATACGTTCTCTAAATGGGTTATTATGCCTAAGTTCTTCCCTAAGTTCGGGGGTACTCCACTGCCCCCCCCTGGTCCACTCCACTGCCCCCCCTGGTCCACTCCACTGCCCCCCCTGGTCCACTGTAGTTCCGGGGTGAGGCATAGGAATGAGGGGCCACCCAAGACCTAATTGAAAAACCCCTCATTCCCGTATCGCGGCTCATTCCGCGACTTTCTTCGGTAAATAAACCTCAACATAACTGTGGCATTCCGGGCACGACAGATTTGTAACCACCATGAAGTTTTCATCGTCTTCAAGGTCGTGATCACCGCCCCAAATCAATGGGTTTTCGCAATGCCAGCAATTCATCCTTCTGTTTCCTTGCGGACTTCTTTAACTTCCGGGCCAACCATTGTGATGCCGACAACGCTAGGCGTGTTCACATCCGCTTTGTGTTGTTCCAAAAGCCCCGCGCTCTTCGCCAGCACACGCAACACGCTAATTTTGTCGTGCATTTCCAACTCCAGCGATGGCTCACCATTGTCTGACTTGGACACGCGAATCTTCTTAATGGCACTGGCTACGTTGTCCGGTATGTCGGCACTCGCCTTGACCTTTACGTTGCCCTGGGAATCCCAACTCAGCACATCCGTAATGTTGGCCCGCGCTATATCGATCAACGCTTGCGCGACACCTTCCTTGTTGTGCGCGATAACTTGGGACCGGCCTTTCAACCGGTCTTCAAGTTTACGCACACCACCGAATCGACCTGTTGGGCTTGGGCTACCAGACACTACTTCACCACCTTTGTTGCCAGAACGGCATGGGCCGCGTGATGCCCAATGTCTTTGTTGATGCGCCAGCCATTCGCGACATACGCATCAATCTCATGCCATCCAATATACCGCGCTGTCAATTCTTGCCAATCCCCTTTAGCGTCGTGACAGTCATCAGAACGGCGCTTTGTTTTTGTCATACGGTTTAGAAACCATCAAAACGCATTCAAGTTCCCCGTTATCGTTCATCTTTGGCAACGGTACAGAATCCAAAACAATGTTGAACCCCTCGCCTGACTTCCACGGGAACATTGCGCCTATCTTGTGGCCACGCTCCTTACCTTCACGATCTTTCTTCATCGTCTTCACTTCAAAATATTCAGCCATTAAATCGCTCCTTCAGTTTTTCTAGGTACAAGATTGCGTCCATCAATTCCTCTTGCGCGTCCTCGATCCATTCGAGTACAGGCTTGTCAGCATCGGCCATGGACACACCGAATCGCTGCATTCCTTCGTCGCTGCGCTGGATAAACTTTGCCAGCACGCGGTCTACAATCGGATCACTTGTATGCTTTAAGCTCAATATCCTTCGTACTCTCATCGCATCGTACTCGTTCAAATGCGTATCTTTTGAATTTACAAACCAGTGAAAATATCCAGCATTTTTACCCAACATCAGCGACAACTTGCGGAGCGTTATGTAATTGTTGTCCACCGCTTCTCGTATGCTTTGCTTTAACTCACGCACTGCGGATGTCCTGTATTTGCCGCTGGGTAATAGCGCGGTCTATTGCCACCAGCATCAATGTCCGCCGCTGGCACCGCCACGCTATGGCATCACGCATTTCCGCCCAGGCCGGAAACCACTCACAGGAATCCAAGAGGCTGTTTAAACCTTCCTCGACGGCATCTGCCGGGTACTCCCGCAATTTGTCTACATAACCGGCCAGCATCAAATCCATGTGCGCGGCATCCAGATTGCGATGCTTCATCATCATCTGCATCTGCGCCAATAGCTGCACCAGCCGCCCTTCATCAGCGGGCTTAGTGGTCTGCAAGACGTAATCTCTGGCACGTTGTAAATCTGCCACGGTCATGTCAGCGGGTAGTTCGATGCCAACCAGATCGAACTCATTGGACAACTTTTCTTCGATCTTGAAACCGCTGTGCCGCTCCAATGATGTCACCGCGTCCCGGTCTAGGCTCAACGCGCTCTGCCGTGACTCCCTTGACTCGATTATCTGGTTCATCTTGCCACCTCTCTTGGTTCAACCATGTCGCTGGGTGGCATGTGAAATCCGGGTCCGGGTTGTATCGGGCCAACCCAGCCATAATGATTCCGTGATCCACCTTTTTGATTGCCTTCTTGTACGCCTTGCGTGCTTCGCCCTTGGCAACACGCCGGGGATATTGCTTCCAAAATTCTTCAAACTTATCGGGGGGTTTATATAAAGATACGTTAGTATCTTTATCTATAGGTGTGGGTATGGGTGTGGGGGCATCCGTTTCGCATTCCCCCACAGATGCGTTCGCATTCTTGGTTTTCTTTGTTTTCCGTGACTTAGTGTAGTCCCTCTTGTGCGCGTTGGCTGAGTTTATCTTAGATCGGTTGACAACGAA